GCAGCTTACTATGCAGCTTTAAAAGTAAAACCAGATCGTATTCACTTATGGGGATTTGATTCAGTATTTGATTTTAATTTAAGATCCTATACTGATTTGGTACTTCACTCTGACAGAGGTAATATGAACAATAATCGCTTGTCAAACAACTGGCGACCAATCTGGCAAGAGATGATGAAAGATTTTAAGGACATTGAATTTGTCTGGCATCACAAGCACGATGCAATTAAAATCACATTACCAGAAAATGCTCGTATCGAAGTTCATAAAAAATAGTTTACATTCACTTAAAAATGTAGTATAATAGAAGTATGTTGCATATATCTTTAGAAGGTGGTAGTGGTTCAGAAAGGTTGTTAGCTCGACGTGCTGTTGAGTTTGCGGTTAAAGAACTTATGCCACGTAAGAAAAATATTTTTATCGAACTTAGCATTACTGATCTTGAAGGTGATGTTGATGGGTTTCATATGTTCCTCGACAAAGGAGAACATGAAATTGAAATTCAACAAGGCTTAATTGAAGAAGACTTTGTGACAGCAATCTTCCATGAGATGGTTCATGTTCGTCAGCACGAAAGAGGACAGCTCAAAGATAGAGGTATCGTTAAGTCTTGGAAAGGCACTGAATATATAGGTGCATACGACACGGTAGATACCTATAGAAAACTACCTTGGGAAGAAGAAGCTTACCGGTTACAGGAGGAGATGTATAACAAATGGATCCAGATGTAAATATCATGAAGCGTCAAATGCAAGAGGAAGTCAAAGAGAAATATCAATTGTATAAAAGAATTGATAAGCTCAATAGAGAGCTTGACAAGCTGAAAGATAGAATTTACAAATTAGAAAATCCACATGAAAAACTAAAAAAAATTGAAAAAAAGTGAAAAAAACTGTGTACAATGTGCTGAAAGTGTGATATAATATATAAGAGAGTTATTTTTTCTAGAGGAGCTAAAAATGAAAAAGACACTTAGAAACATCGATTATTTTATCATCACTACCACAATGTCAAACGGTGACAAGTGGGAAACTATTCGCCATACTCGTGAAGGTCTGACTGCTGTTATTGACGGCATCTGGAAAGATGAAGAAGTTGTATCATTCACAGTTGTTGAAAAGTTAGCAGCATAATGATTCGAACATCCGAGTCAATCGAATATCCAGGTTATATGTGCGATACAGTACCAACGAAACATGAGGGAGACATGTTTCAAGCATTTGGTAAATCGCTATATGACGTCTATGAAAAGAAAGGCTACGAAGTATTGCACGTACTTTCTTATTTCAATAATGGATTAGATTGGTTCACTGGTCGTAGAGTAAAAGAGGATGAACATGGCTTTGAAGTCATCTACAGAATTCCAGCGAGGTCGAGCCAATTAGCTCCTCTCTCAGCTCCCTCGTTGGAAACCTTATAAATAGAACTGTCTTGGACACGCAGACATTAAAGCGAGGTGGGATTAGGTGGAAGCCCTATATAACAAAAGGAGATGCATCCAGTACCATTAAGTATACGCTGGCTCTGCTTAATTTAAGGGTGATGCCTCAATACATCCGCGGTGGTCAACGGTTAGCCACCATCAACCCTTTGGAGTAATAAATGGAACTACTGTTATTTTTAGGATTCTTTGCTTGGAATGAAGCTGACTTCTTCAAGACAAAGGTCAAGCACGAAGCAAATGGATATACTTACTGGGAAAGGCTTGAACCATGTAGAGCACCTAGTGAAGATCAGAACGTAAAATCACTTGTCATGACAACACCTACAGGTAAAAAGCTAGTATGCTTCAAACAGACACAACGCCCAGAATAAACATTGGCGATATCGTTTTAGTGCTATTGTGCTCATGGATGATTACACAATCAATCATGGTCGGTAGTGTCTTTTGGTTTATTGTTGGCTATATGTTTTTTATTAACTACGCAGTATGGAGAAGAGAAAGTGGCGGATGATTTCGACTTTGGTTTTACTGCTGTTGACGAGAACGAGCTTCAAGCAGTACAAGATGCTCAGAAAGTTGCAGGTGACGTTGAGGTTCAAGCGAACACGACTCAAGAAAAGCTTGACAAACTCTATAATGCAATCACGCCATTGCTTAACAATCTGAAAAAGAATCCTGAAAAGGAATATATTCTATGGCCAAATCGCGTTGAGAAGGTCGATCAGTTCGAAGACATGCTGAGAAAAATTTACAATTCTTAGCATTTTTTTGTTTACATTGCCTGAAAAACAGTGTATAATGGATTAGGTATAATTTATTGAGGAGTATATTATGGCGCAAACACAAGCAGAACGAATGGCACTAATTCGTAAAGCTTCTAAGAAATTCACTAAAAAGTTGAATCGCAATCAACGTGTTCGTAAAACTGAAACACGTTCTTTTGACAAATATGATAATGGAAATATCTATGCGTGGACTGATGCACCTCAGTACGCGGAAAAGTATTATGGCAATGCTTACCGCGATACCGTTAATTATGATAACGACTGGGACTAAGGCTGAACTTGGTCAAGAGTGTTACTATATACAACGTGTCGATACTGACAAATATGGTAACACACAATCTTCTCAAGAGTACGTTTGTAAAACTGCTCCACGTGAAGTTGTTAATCGTACCGAGTACATTGAAGTACAACCTTGTGTAAAAAAGATTTTATTTGGCTCTGACTGTGATCCATATGAACCAGCTGGAGATGAAATTAACAAGGTAATAAGTACAATATTTAGTATGGGGATTTTAAATTGATTAGACTATTACTAGGATTTGTCACTGGTGTATGTACAGTGATTTTTTATCCAGAAGCGATAAGCTACTTTATTGATTCTGGTATTCGCGATGCAATGATTGAAAGGCTAAGTTCGCTATGAAAAATATTATTTTACCACTTATGGGCGTAACCGCTCTTGCCGCTTGCTCAAAGCAAGTCCCACCCGAAGGTGTAATGACTCAAGCAGAGTTTGAATACCGGACACAACAAGTAGAACAGCAACTTGAAATTATGCCATCATGGTATCAAAAGATGCCTGAGGCTGATGATGCTGTTTACGCAGTCGGTACTTCACAAACACCTGATCTTCAGTTATCTGTTGATATTGCTATTCTTTCTGCCAAGACGACTCTTGCAGATAGAGTTGACTCAAGACTTCGTTCGCAGCTTAAGTTGTTTAAGAAGCGTCTTGGTCAAACAGACTTTGATTCGAATGTAATTCAAGAGTTCGAACAAGCTACAACAAATCTGGTTGCAGATGCTGATGTTGCAGGTTACACTGTAAAGGAACAAAGCATTGTACAAAACGGTACTCAGTATCGTGCTTATGTTTTACTTGAATATCGTAACGATCTTGCAATGCAAATCATCAAGACTCGTGTAGCACAAAACCAAGAGCTACTTGCTAAGCTTGAATCACGTCGAGCGTTTGATGAGCTCGATGAAAAGGTTGAAGCTGCAAAAGCACAAGAGCTTGCAGAACTTGAAATCATCGCAAAAAACTAATGTACATTCATTTGAAAGTGTGATACAATGATACCAACCATGTCAGGTGATAGAGCAATTGCCTATCGTGTATTTAAAGGCGAAATTGAAAAAATTATGTTTATGAAAAAATCTCCACCTGACAATACAAATCCAGAACATATATCTGGTATTGAAGCGTTGGTTGTAAATTATATGCGCCAACGCATGGAAGAAATGGAAAAGAAAGGACACTTTTGGGATGACTATGCACCTAGTACGAGGGATGAGCTCATTAAACACAAAGAAACGCAAACCCCGGAAGAAGACTACGGCGATTCTGGAAGAAGAGAGAAAGCTTGAAAAGCTTTTGCAAAAAGTAGGATATCAAAAGAATTCTACTTACAAAGCTGAAATGCCTAACTACAAAGTCAGTAAGTCAAATATTCCTACATCTGATATGGTTGGTAACGGGTTTAAGCGTGCAGTAAAACAATATACTGGTGATGAGTTAGCCGGCATTGGCACTCTTCACAAGTCAAACATGGTTCCTATTCGTAAAGATAGCAATGCGGCTAAAGAAATTGCTACAATGAGACGAAATTAACTGTGTACATTTGTACAAAAATGTGATAAAATAGATTAGGCTACAATTTATTAGGAGAGTATCATGGCACCACCACGTAGGAAGAAAAAAACCAGAGCGGTTATACGTCGCAGATCTGGCATTGCAGCTGCACCTTTTGAAAGAGGATTAGAAGCCGTAATGTCTCACTGTCGTGCAGACATTGAAAAGAAAGATCTTGCAGGTGCATTGAAAGCGTATGCTCGTACTATCGTATCAAAAGATGATATGAAATACTTTAACGCAAATCCTGATTATAAGTTCCACAACTATACACATTATTGTGCTACGGCAGCTTTCATTCAATACTCAACAGAAACAAATGAAAAGGTTGAGTATTGGAAAGACTGCCTTAAAAAATATGTTCTCGGTCTAGTAGAAACTGGCCGTGAACTTTACAATGAGGCAGTTATTAAAAAAGCTGACAGTGATGCAGTTCGTTCTATCTCTCCGATGGAAAGACTGCAAAACAAAGTCAAAGCTACTGTCGCACAATCTCTCCTCGATCTAGAAGACAAATGGATTGAGGGTGAAAAAGCAACTCTTGATTTGTATCAGGAGTTTAAGAAACATGGACTTCCAGCGTCCGCAGCTGGTCAAGTTCGTGGGGTGGTTGAAGGTTGGTTATTAGATTATGAAGATGCTTATCATAAACGGTGTCCTGATGCCGTTGAAGGTTATTCGCATTTGAAAAGACCGGAACTCAATCACCGTATCAAAGCCTGTCAGTCAATGCTCTCCGATCTTGACAGGCTAAAGTCAGCTGCTAAGGCAATTCGTAAGACCAAGGTCAAAGGACCTAAAGCGGCTGACAAACAAGTGGCTCGTGTTCAGTACAAAACCGAAGATAATGATTTTAAGTTGGTATCAATACCACCTATACAAATCGTTGGTCGAGCGAGGCTGTACACCTTCAATACCAAATCTCGTGTATTGACTGAATACGTTACAACTGAAGCCGCTGGGTTTGAAGTCTCTGGTACCTCAATCAAAAACTTTAATAAAGCGAGTAGCCGCGCTGTGAGATTGAGGAGACCAGATGACTTCATTCCTATTGTATTGAATAAGACGCCAAACCAAATCAATGGTGAATGGAAAAATCTAACAACAAAAACAAGTGTACCAAATGGTAGACTAAACAAGGATACAATCTTATTGAGGGTTATGGATAAATGAGTGAACAAGTTGAAGAACAGTTTCTAAATAAAGCCAAGTTTTCTAAGTTAATAGAAAAGGCAGTCTTTGACCTATCAATTGGATACATGGAAGCAATATTGTTGGTATGCGAAAAAAACAATATTGATCCAGAAGATGTAAAGAAATTTGTATCACCCGTCATTAAGGATAAACTTGAAGCTGAGGCTATGGGTTTAAACTTGCTACCGAAAACAAGTGCTATTGACTCTGCACTTTTCGAATAAGAGTGATATAAATACGTGTACAATACAGCTTATACAGTGTATAATACTAATGTCATATTTCAGCTATAAGGATAATACAAATGTCATTCGAAAATCTTAAGCGCAATCGCGATCAAATCTCTAAACTCGTTCAAGCCGCAGAAAAAGTTGGCGGTGGTGGTGAACAAAAATCATACGCCGATGAACGTATTTGGAAACCAACCGTAGACAAAGCAGGTAATGGATATGCCGTCATTCGATTCCTTCCAGCAAACGAAGGAGCAGACTTACCGTGGGTCAGATACTGGGACCATGGATTCAAAGGACCAACCGGTCTATGGTATATCGAAAACAGCCTTACTTCTATTGGTCAACCTGATCCAGTCGGTGAACTCAACTCACGACTCTGGAACACAGGCATAGATGATGACAAAGACAGAGCACGTGCTCAAAAGCGTAGACTCCACTACGTAACAAATATCCTTGTTCTATCAGATCCGTCAAACCCACAAAATGAAGGTAAAGTATTCCTTTATAAGTTTGGCAAAAAGATCTTCGATAAGATTATGGATGTAATGCAGCCATCATTCGCAGATGAAACACCAGTCAATCCATTCGATTTCTGGGATGGTGCAGACTTTAAATTGAAAATCCGTAACGTTGAAGGATACCGTAATTATGATAAGTCAGAGTTTGCAAGCGCATCTGCTCTCTATGAGTCAGACGAATCCAAGTTGGAGTCAGTCTATAACCAACTACATAACCTCAGTGAGTTCACCGATCCAAAGAACTACAAGTCATACGACGAGCTTAAAGCAAAGTTGATGAGAGTTCTTGGTGAAGAAGCTGATATGGGTGCACCAACTGTTGTACAAATGAATCAGGTCAATGAACCTGCACCTGTACCTCAGCAAACACAAGCTCCTGTTACAGCAGAAGAAATGAACAGCACGAGTGACGAAGACACTATGTCTTACTTCTCGAGACTGGCTAATGAAGACTAAGGTGAGACAGAAAGAAAGTGTTCAGGTGTGCTATAGTTAGCAGTACTTGGACGCGTTTCACCAGCTAATGTTGTAGATGAATTGTTGTTAGTAACTGTATCACCAATTTGACCTACAGCCATATTTGCTCCAGACGACTGGTTGCCTTGATTAGACATTGTGCTTATTTGAGCGCCAGTTGTCGATGGAGCAGTTCCAACCCTCCCTTGCATTGCATTCATAATACCTGGATCAACCGAATTTGGTTGAGCACCACGAACCTGTGCGGCCGTAGATGCAGGCGCAGCAGCTGTTACACCATCTGAACCTCCGGATGGACTTAGTAAATCATTTAATCCGGACCAATTAGGAAAAGCATCAACTTGTTGTCCTAATAAGAATTGAGCTAATCCTTTTGCAACAGAGTCGGCTAAAAAGGATCCTCCAATACCTCCAACTGCAGCAAGTAAAGGGGACGCAACTACCGCAGCCGGGCCAGCCATAGCACCGAGTGTAGCGCCTGCTATGCCGCCTAAAACACCTCCGCCTACACCGCCAAGAATACCAGCTAGATCGTCTACCTTTTCATTAATAGATCCTGGTTCGGACAATAACATACCAAGTTGTGCAATGCCCACTGCAGAACCAAGAGGTCCTAGTGCTTTGCCGAGCTTCATGAATTTAGCTAAGCGTGGGAATTTCTTAGCGTCATCAGCAGCAACAGGCGCTACTTTTGACTTAGATACCATTTGACCTTTATTTGGTCCTTCGGTAGCTTGATATCTTTGAGTCTTTTCATTGAATTGAACTTTAGTGCCGTCTTTTAATTGACCAGCTTGTCCAGATTTTGGAGATTGAATTGCTTTATTCGCAGCACGTGTTTTAGCGCCGTCCTTACCAACTTTTGCTGCAGCAGATATTGCCTTTGCTCCAGATTTAAATGGTGCAGTCAAAGCTTTTAAGGCGAGTGACGCAGCTTTACCGGGTGCAAAAAGAGTAAACAAACCTGCAGCAGAAATAGCCAGATCATCAATACTATTACCAAACTCTTCATAATCGCCAGTGACTAATCCGTTAAGGCCATCTAACGCATTGCCCATTTTATTACCAAAGCCACTGATTATATCATTTACTGATGGTATTTTATTTGTAAACCCGCCTATTGCTTCATTTAACTTTGGTAGATTTTCTTTTGTAAATGCAGTTACATTGTTTTTGAGTTCATCAACTTTTGGCGATAGTTCATCAGTAATTTGTTGTATTTTCTTTTGATTTTCTTCAGTGAGTGCAGTACCAATAAGGCCACCGAGTATGGCAAATCTTTTACCAAAGAGTGAACCGATACCTGCGCCAATCATACCTCTTTCGGCAGCATCACCAATTTCTTTACTACCTGTTGCACCTTCGATGTAATTACCTACGCCGTCAGCTAGTTCAACTGCAAGGAGTGCAGGTATACCTCTCTTTAAAAGTGCACCACCAATACCTTTACCGAGGCCGGCCATACTAGCCAGACCAAATCCAGCTCCTAGCCCGCCTAATCCTCCTCCGCCGCCTTTACCGCCTCCGCCAGATCCACGTGGAGCTGACCGTGCAGCCGGTCTAGAATCAGCAGATTCCGATGCACGTTCTCTGGCAGCAGCTTGCATTGCATCTTGCTTATTGAAGAACGATGTAAACTGTGCATCGATACCGGCCAACCTTTGATTGGTAGTATCGTTCTTTGAGTTTTGCACTCTGAGTTCGTTTACGACATCGGTAAGTGTTGCCATTTTATCCTCTACCTTCTGCTTCAGCCGCTCTTTCTTCTAGGTGCTGTAGCAGCATTGTTACGTATATCTCCCTCTCCCAAGGTATCATGTAATCTAAGTCACTGAGTGTATAATTAAAGTTTTGCATCAATTGAAAATTTACTCTATAGTAATTTTCTAAGCTTTCATGAGAGAGGTTTACTAAAAAAAATCTTCAAGGCCTTTCAGCGTTCTTTTATTTTCTGTTGCACAATCAGTACAATTAAATTCTACGTCATGTGTTAATGTAGGTATTGCTGCCATAAACTCGGTGAGTTTTTCGAATTGAGATGTTGTGAGAGATTCAATGAATGCTCTTACTTCTTCCCTTGATTCATCGGCAATTGCAATTCTTTCTTCTTCTGTTTCGACTGCATCTAAACAGGCAATCATTAGTTCGAGTGCAAGTTCAGTTGCTGTAGTGTCTTCGGCCAACATCTTTTCATTACGAAGATAATAATCATAGTTTGGATACTTCAAGCTCACTGACATTTCGTCTGTAAGTTTTACGGTCATGTCAATCTTAGGCGTATTCACTTTGATATCATCTAGGTTTACACTTACTTCGTTTTGTGTTTCACACTGATGGCAAGGCAGAACAATAGTAGACGTTTCGCCCACAGCCTTAGTACGAATTTGTGTAAAAATATAATCTACATCAAATGTTGCCAGTTTCTTTACATCAACATCAGGCACGCATGTTGTAATGGTGTCTAATATTGACGTCATAATGTTTTTACGATCTTGAGAT